CCTTCTCATGATGGAACAGAAACTAATAATATACAAGACACTAGAACAAAGCAAGGGTATTATGATTGGGCAATACTCTAACGAAGAATTCGAAATGGAACATTTAGACGATAAGTTTGTAGAAAGAATACTTTGGTTGCTTAATAAAGTCAAAGAGGACAGAATGAATGGATCGGTGACTTTACGATTTTTAAATGGTAAAATGGGAAAAATGGTTACTGTAACCCGAAAGGAAGTTTTAGAGTAATATATGCCAAAAATGTATAAAAAAACCATTGCTGAAAGAATGTCTGGGAAACCTGGTGATATTCTAAATGCACAAAAAGGCAGTAATGGTATTACAATGCACAAAGAAGTGCAAAAGAGTTTAGAGCTTTTAAAAGAGTACCAAGATAAAAGAGAAGCTTGGGCTCAGCAATATATGGAAGATGAACAATTTCGAGCTGGAGTTCAATGGACTAAAGATCAGATTGATGTTCTAAAGAAGAGAGGACAGAGTCCAATTGTTGTAAACAGACTCCATCCCATTATTGAAACAGCTAAAGCATTATTAACATTTAATAAACCGCAGTTTAGAACTACTGGACGAGATGATTCAGATAGAGCGACTGCAAAGATTTTTTCTGAACTCTGTCAGTGGGTGTGGGAGATCTCTAAAGGAAATGAAGAGCTGAAAAGGACTATCGATGATTATTACGTAGGCGGCTTGGGATATATGCTGGTTTACCAGGATCCGCATGCCGATATGGGAAAAGGCGAAGTCTTTATGCGAAATATTTTTCCACTCGATGTATATGTAGATCCTAATGCACGTGATATATTTTTTGAGGATGCAGCGAATATACTAATCTCCCGCCTCATGACAGATGAACAGGCAAGAAAATATTATGCTGATTATATGGGTATTATTAAATCAGCAGAAGAAACTGAATTAGATAGATATCCATCAACAGATCTGCAGGCTACGGAAGGGCAACTCTTTGTACAAGAAACTGAAACAACTCCAGGAGACGAACATCATCAAAAACGCGAATACATTGAAAGATATACTAGGATTAAAATGGTACGTCATCATGTATTTGAACCCGACTCAGGTTATGAGGCTACTTACGATGATGCGGAGTATGAGACATATCTTGACTCTCCTGCTTTCTTAGTTACAAAAGGGGAAGAAGATCCGATAGCTGTGACAGATGAGAATGGTATCGCTGAACTTGGTCAGATAATTGAGACTGTAGGACCAGTATTTCATCTTCAAGTTGTAGATCCTCAGACTGGGGCTACTCAAATGGCTCCAGGAGAAGAACAGGGTGAGCTCGCTGTTCCTGGATCTACTACATATTTAGATAGTACGACTATAGGCTCATTGAAGGAACTAGGTAAAATCTTGGTTAACCAGGTGAAAGAGGATAGAATCAAGATGATAGTTTCCGTGGGAACAAAATTACTGTATACAAGGATATTACCTTGTGAACATTATCCAATTGTTCCTTTAGTGAATGTGCATTTAAGAAATCCATATCCATTATCTGACGTAAGAATCTATAAACCTCTCCAGAAGTATATAAATAAGATTAGATCTTTAATTATAGCTCATGCTTCTACCTCTACTAATGTTAAATTGCTTGTCCCGCGTGGATCAGTTAATAAAAGAGAGATTGAAGAAGAATGGGGTAGAGCAGGAACCGCTGTTGTGGAGTTTGATGCTGAATTAGGTACTCCTGTAGTAGCTGGTCCAGTTCCATTACCTAATGAATTATATAAAAATGAAGCAGATGCTAAATATGATTTAGAATATGGTTTTGGAGTTCACGATATTATGATGGGTTCTACTGCTAATGCTCCTTCTACTTTTAGAGGTACTGTTGCTATTGACGAATATGGAATGAGACGTAGTAAGTCAAGACAAGCAGATTGTGAAGCATTTTTAAAACAAATATTTAAAGTAGCTGTTCCTTTGATGCAACAGATCTATACAGATCATAAAGTTGTAAGATTGGTACAGCCAGATGGGCAAACTGTAGAAACGCAGTTCAATATGCCATTATATGATGAATTTACTAAGCAAGAAATTGGTAAAGTACATGATATGACAGTTGGCAAATACGATGTTGTACCTGTAGCAGGTTCTACTATGCCATCAAACAGATGGGCTCAATTAGATACTTATATGCAAATGTATGAAAAAGGACTAATTGATCAAGTTGAGGTATTAAAGAAAACAGAAATTGTTGATACAGAGGGTGTACTTGAGCGTACAGCAATGATACAGCAATTACAATCACAACTTGAACAAGCTCAAGAAGAAATTAAGAACCTTAAGGGTGACTTGCAGACTGCAGATAGAGAATCTCAGCATGCTAAGAAACGTTTAGAGGTTGAAAAGTTTAAGTCGTCTTTGGCCGATCCTAAAGCAGAAATAAAGAAGTCTTCGGCTCTTTATAAAGAAAGGCTTGCGGATCAGTTTGAACAAGTCAAAGAGAGTTTAAATCAACAAACGGTTAAACCTGAGCCAGCGAAAGCTAAAGCTTAGGAGATCGAAAGGAGGCTAAATGCCGACATTTACAGATATGGAAGCCGCAGCACCTCAAACTGAGGAAAATCAACCTGCATCACAAGAACCAACACCAGTTGAACCACAAGAGACCGTTGGTGATCCTTTTGATGAGTTGCTAAAAGCATCCGAAGCAGCAGATCCTTTTGCTACGCCTGCTGCAAATGAAGAAGTAGCAAAACCCGCTGAAACAGATCCAGTTCCTGCAGCAGATCCTTCTGCTAAAGGGGACGAATCTCAATTTCAGTATTGGCAAAGTCAATATGATAAGGCACAGAGGGAACTAACTGAGCTTAAAGAACAGCATACTTCTTTGAAGGATATTGAGCCATTGGCTAATTATATCAAAGAGAATCCAGCAGTTCTTGATTCAGTTGAGTCATCGCTCTCCAGTGGTAAAACGCCTGGTCAAACCGTAAAAGGAAATCAGGAAGCATCGCTGAAGAAACCAGACAGACCGACAAAGCCAGCGAATTATGATGCAATCGATGCGTATTCAGATCCTACATCAGATAGTTACAAATATCGTGAAGGAGTTGACTCTTATCGAGATGAAATGATTGCCTATCAAGAGAAAAAGAATGAACAGGTAGTTGCTCGTATGGAAAAAGATTATCAACAAAGAGCCCAACAGCAGCAAGTGGAGACACTTCGTACTCAGTTGGCAAATGGTTATGAATTTAGTAATGATCAAGTTGATGATTTTATGAAAGTAATGAGCGATCCTCAATCTTTATCTCTAGACAATCTTGTAACTCTTTATAAGATGCGTCAAGCACCTTCTGGTGAAGTAACGAAGAACTTGCAAAAAGCTGAGCAGATGCGCGCACAACAGGAGAAGTTGAAAATTGCTCCTTCTGTAGGAAGCGTACCAGCTGAGACTCAACAAGAAGCTCCGATGGAAGATGCAATTATGGATGCAATGATTGCACACGAATCAAAAACGAATCCGTTCACTTAAATCTCTTGAAAGGGGGATATAAATGGCTGTAAATAGCACGGACCTCTATAGTGTAGGTCCAGGAGGCACCGTTGCTTCGGGCAACGTAAGCCTCGATCATACAAGACGGGTATTCAATTTTGGTGATCGTATCGCTGAGCTCGCTCCTGCGCAATCACCATTCTTTGTCTATTTGTCAAAGGTTGGCAAAAAGCCAACAAACGACCCTGTATTTAAATTCCTAGAACAACGTCATCAATGGCAACGTAGACACTTCCAAGTCAACGGTGCTAAGACCTCATCTGCTCATGGTGGAGATGATACTAACTTTAATATTGCTAATTTAGTATTAGATTGCGATATTGATAGTTATGGTAGAACTGCTGCTGGATCAGCTCCTGATTTTATTCAAGCTGGTAATATGGTTGTAATTGAAGGTCTATATGATGCTGATGATGGTAACTTTGACGGGGACGAAGTTCCTGTAGAAGCTTACTTTAAAGTAGGTACAAAAGACTCTTCAACTCAGTATGATATGACTTTTGTAAAGGCGGTCTATAAAAATACTAAAGGTGCGAACGCAACTACTGTTGCTGCAACTACTTCTGGTGTAGTTACCGAAGGTGGAAGCAGTAAACTTAGATTAGCGGATAATGCTGATGGTATGGTTATTGGATCAAGCTGGGCTGAAGGTACTTTAGCTCCTACTGGTTGGCGCGATGAATTGTATGACAGAGAAGGATATTGTCAGATCTTTAAGACTGCAATTGAAACATTCTCTGGTACAACTCTAGCAACTGAATACAGAGGAATTCCAAATGAGTTCAGACGTGTTTGGACTGAGAAATTAATGGAGCACAAAATGGATTTAGAAAGAGCTATGCTTATGGGCGTAGGTAAAGCTTCTGAATCTGGTACTCCAGAACGCCATACTTGGGGCATTATGCCTTATACGCAAGCTTATGGAAAGAACTATGTTCTTGACTATTCAGCTAACGGGTATGATCAGTTCATTGACATTGCTGAAGATTTATTCCATCCAGAATCAGGTAACGGTGGATCCAAGCTTATGCTTGCTTCTAGAAAAGTTATCTCTTGGATGAATAAACTTGCTGCAAGCAATTTCTTAGGAAATACCGTTGGAACAAGTCAATATCGCTTAGATGTTGCTAATGTTCCTGGGGCATTTGGACATACGGTTACTAAGGTTAACACCATTTTTGGTGATTTCCACTTGGTACAAGAGCCACTTCTTAAAGGTGTATACGAAGACTATGCAGTAATCGTAGACATGAAGAATGTTGCTTACCGTCCTTTGGCAGGTAATGGACAAAGCCGTGATACCCAGATCAAGACTAATATTCAAAGTCCTGATCTCGATGGAAGAAAAGATATGATCTTGACCGAAGCAGGTCTTGAGATTTCACTTCCTGAAACTCACGCTGTAATTACTATGCAAGCGTAATTAGTTAACTCTAGCCCCCTAGCTTCGGTTGGGGGGCTAAACTAAAAAGAGAAAGAAAATGGCAAACAATAAATTAATCGTTAGAACTTCAGTAGAACCTCAATATTATATTAATGAAACTCATAGCGGAAAAACGTACACATCTTATAAAATGGATCAAATAGGCGGTAGACTGTCATCTACAATGGAAGATACCTTTACAAATGAAAAAATTTATAAATTAGTAGGAGTAGTCAATCAAACATCGGCTGCAGCTGTAAATGATAATGATGCTGCATTTGATCCAGTGGCAACAGCAACTGGTTCTGTTCCTACTCATGTAAAAAGCTTTTATGTAAAATATGATTCTACCTTAGGCACTGTTGCTACAATAACCGTTACAGTAGGTTCACAAGTACATGCAATATTATCTGTAGGAGAGTCTACTGTAATTCCTATAGCAAATAGTTTTGGAGTGGCAGGTTGCAAAATACATGCTAGTGCTTATAGTGATGGTGTACACGAAGCAACTGTAACAGTAGTTCTAATAGGAGACTAAAATGGCAACTATTTCATTGAAAGATCGCGTTGAAGATCTTATTGGGGCCTCTATAACTGATACTAGTGGTCTTGATGTTATGATCGAAGGTACTGTAGCTGAGATATCTGGGATATTACCAGAAAGAACTAAGTTACAGCATGCGGTTCTTTCCACATCGACAAGTGTTGAGGGAAAAGAAGTTTATAGCGTATCTAGAGGGGGATATTATGCCACAGAAATACCAAAAGGGCTTTCAGTTCAAGCGGACGATACGACTTCTATACACAAGGCTACTACTGAAGCTCCTGTTTTTTATTTTGAGAACAGTCAAGTCGTCATACTCCCGTCAGGAGGCGACACGCAAGTCTTAGCTTACGAACAACCTTTAGTGACTAATGCTTCATCGACAATACCAAATTTTCCTGCTACAGGAGAATATGCTGTTGTATTAGGCACTGCATGTAAGGAATTACATAGAATGATATCTACGGCACGCGATGCATTGCCTACTGTAGTTCCAGAACCAGTAATAAATTATTCTGATGCTTCTGTAGGTGATGCAATCTCCACAGCTCAAGATCCTGCAAGTTATGTAGGACCAGGGACCAATGCTGGAGGCTTAACTACATTAACTGGTGGAGCGGCAGGCACAACTGCTGATATGATAAAATTTGATACTTGGTTTGATATTGTCAGTGAATACATAGAAACTGATGAAGATACCGAATTGGCAAAGGCTAGTTTAGAAAAAATACAATCTTATATTGCTGCTTTTAGGGCTGAAGTTGAAAATTCTTCTAATGCTTCACAAGCAGATGTTGCGAAAATGACTCAATCTACTAATGCTGCAGTTGCTAAAATGAGCAAATCATCTGATATTAATGTTCAAAATGCTGCTCAAGCATTGCAAGCTGCAGTAGCTGAGTATTCACAAGTTATTGCTAAGTATCAACAAGACATGACTAGATCTACAGCTGAGATACAAACTTTGCAAAGACAGCATGATAGTATTTATGCTCAATATCAACAACAATTGCAGATTTTATCTGGTGGAGCTCTACAAGGAGGTGCTAAAGCATGACAGTAAAACAAATAGTTGAACAAATTAGACAATTTCATCCAGAGATTGGAGCTATTCAAATAAAGATATTACTAGATATGGGAATAGAAGAATTTTGTAGAGAAACAGGTATTTTATATGATTATAAACAATTTACTACTGATGCTAGTGCTCCAGTTAGATATAATAGCGTTTTAGGAGTTGTAGCTACTGGAACAACAACGCATACTGTTACTGATAAACTAAAAGATACCAATGCATCGTTTGATTCTAGTATGGTAGGGCATATAGTTTATAATTTAACAGATGAAACTAATGTTAAGATCACTGCTGTAGATAGTGCTACTGTTTTATCTATAGATGCAGATATTATGCCGACTGCTAAAAAATATATAATTAAAAGTGATGTAATTGAGATTGATAAAGTAGATTTTGATGGTTATTCTATACCAAGATTGGGTTATATTCCAGAAAAGAGAGATTTAACATGAGTACTGCTGTAGAAGCTAAAACTGAAGCATTAAAACATAGATGGTATATTTATAATGATAAACTAGCTATTGTTAAAAAAATAACAGATGATGACACTACAAATTGGGGAGATCCTGATAAAAGTAAAGTAGTAACATATTTTGGTACTATGAATGATTCTACCGCTCTAAGGGCTGGAACTTCAGATGTGTCATTTCCTGAGATACCTGCTGAATTTCATGGATCATTATCAACTTATGTAATAATGAAACTTTATGAGATGAATCCAGAAACTATTCCTGCTGCTCAATATCATAGAAAGCAATGGGAAAGAGCTAAAGCTAAAGCTAAACAACATGCTAATAAGGGTGGAGATGGATCTCCATATTCAATTCAACCGCACGAATATTAATATATGCCTAAAAATGCACCACAAGTAAAAGATCCTGAAATGTCACGCGCATTTGATTATGTCTATAAAGACATTAATGAATTATTGCGTGCAGTTAATGGTGTATCTAGTAAAGTAAATAGACAAGAGTCAAAAGGTAGTGATGGAGATCTAAGACTTTATAGAGATTTAAGAACAAAGCAGTATTTCTTAGAAGGACGATTCAATGATGGATGGGCACAAGTTGAATTATCGACTTCATTAAAGAAAAATACAGTTGGATCTACTGGTGGAG